GCTGCGGCGTAACTCGACGGTTCTTTAAATCTATCAATAACCCATTTCATAAGTAATCCTCCAGTAGTAATAATTCATCACGCAGCGACGTAAGCTTTACCCGCTGCGACTGCGTTGGTATAAGACGTTTTATTATTGCTTGATGCGATGTACCAATCTGTTGCCGCTTGAAGCTCAAGATGCCCAGTATTGCGAGCTACCATCAGCTTCACTTCGGCAGCAGTGCCGCACATTTGTAACGCTTCAGTATCGTCAGCAACGGTTGCGTTAATAAGCGTAACGCTATCATCCATAGCGGAAAAATGTGCCGCAATCTCCGCATCAGTTGGTGCATCAGGCATCTAGCTTCTCCTTCAGTTCTTTGACTTCGGCGGACAGTTCTTGCACTGCTTTCACAAGCATCGGTATTAGTTTTCCCGGAGCCGCTTCGAGTTTATCCGGGTTGTCTTTCAAAACTAACTGCAAGTATTCTTCTGCATCAAACTCTTGTTGTGCAGCGTCTAAGTCTTGAGCGATAAATCCAGCCTGTTTGGTGCCAACCTGTCCACCATCCCGCATATTCCATGTGAATTTTACAGGGCGTAGCGAGTTGATAAAATCAAGACCAACAGGAAGGTCTTCAATATCTTGCTTATCTCGTCTATCAGAAAGTCCCTCGATGCTAGTTTGCTGACAGCGGAGAACGGTATGACTAGAGTTGCCAAGTGTAATAGAATTGTCAGTGGTTGCAGCAGCAGGCTGTGCGTTATAACCGATAACAATATTGTTATCTCCGGTCGTTAACGAACTACCAGCCGTGTAACCAAGGCAGGTATTCTGAACCCCATCATTAGTCCCACTTACTCCCATCAGTGCAAAAGCTCCAACTGCGGTGTTGTAACCGGCAGTGGCGTAATAAAGCGATTGGTAGCCCACTGAGGTGTTGTAAATGGCAGCATCGTTCGTATACATAGACACGTATCCAACTGCGGTGCAACCGTAACCAGTTCTGTTGGAATAAAGTGCTTGCTGTCCGTGAGCGGTGTTGTAGCTCCCGGTCGTATTTAAGTGCTGCGCCAGATATCCCATTGCGGTATTGGACACTGGTGTCGTCGCGTTCTGCATTGATTGAGTGCCACAGCTTGTATTGTAAGACCCTGTAGTGATATTGGGCAGCGCGTAATAGCCTACTGCTACATTAGAAGTGGCGACAACTTCTGGGTCTCCCGCTTTATTCGCTGTAGTAAGTGCCAAAGCCCCAATCGCAGTGTTATACAAAGTCGTGGTTGCAGCATCCAGAGCCTGATAACCCACTGCTACATTATAATCGCCCGTGGTTAGGTCGTTCCCTGCTTCATCGCCTATAAGTACGTTGTAAGTACCCCCGGACGCAATGTTGATACCCGCATTGACACCAACCCGAACGTTACTAGTTCCTGCTGAGGCGGTGATAATATCCGCACCGTCAGCAAAGGTTACATCTGCGGCGAAGTTAGCAGCGCCATCGACATCAACTATGTCAAGATTAGCCGTTCCATCAACGTCTATATTCCCTGAAATATCAAGTTCAGTAGCAATAATCTTATCGTTAAAGGTAGCTGCTCCTGCTTCACTACCATCAAGCGTAAGCATTGTTATATCAGAAGTAGCATCGGTCCCTTTAAAAATGATGTCGCTATTATTTGCTTGAGCATCTATTGTTATATTCCCAGACGTTGTTGCAATTGTTACTGCGCCATCTCCTGTGCTTATGTCATCTGCGGCAGTAGAACCAGCAGCCCAAGAGATATCTGTCCCATCTGTTTTTAAGAATGTGTTTGCAGACCCAACGGCAAGTGCAGCAGGATCACCGCTTGCATCCCCATAAATAATTTTACCTCTTGCAAGTCCTGCCATTTTTGCAAGCGTAACGGCATTGTCCTGAATGTCTGCTGTTTCAATCGTGTCATTAGGAAAAGTAGGAACTGCGCTGAAAGCAACTACACCGCCAGAAGATATAGCCATTGCATCTGTATCTGATGCAGAACCAATATTACCTGAGTCTGGGATAATAATATTACCGCTAGTCGTAATCGCCCCAGTGCTTAATTTTTTAGATAATAAACTCGTAACCGCAGCACCTGAACCTGCGCCATCAGCATATACGATATCAAATGCCCCATTAGCTACTGTAACTGTAGCCCCTGTTCCTTGTTTAACAATTACAGAGTATGGCCCACTACTACCACTATCAGTCGTGTTATTAACTACAAAATATAATTTGTCTTGGTCGTTGGGACTAATGGTAACGGTATTGTTTGCGCCTAACGCACCTGTAAATAATAGGACTTTATACATCCCATCGGTTAATGTGCCGTCCGTAGTCGTTAAAGTATGAGTAGTCCCAGATAGTGAAATAGAACCAACGCCAGACAATACTCGGTCGATAATGTCAAAATTTGTGTTAAGTGTACCTCCCCACGCCCCCTCCTGTTCACCTGCCGCAGGTTTTTCAATTCCGTTGTTTACTGTGTAACTACTAGCCATTTATGACATCTCCAATGCAGCTACTCTACTTTCTAGCGCTTCTATTTTTGTGACTGCTTCTTGTAGTGCTGCGGTTAGAACAGGAATTAATTTACTCGCATCCATTAACTGTGGGTCAATTTCACCATCCTTCACCGCATCTTTTTCACCAACTGTTGCTTCAGGTACTACACTAGCTACTTCGTGTGCTAAAAACCCATCAACAGGTGTATTGCTATCATCAGATATCCAATTAAACCGTCTTGGTTTTAGCGCTTTAACCCTGTTTATTGCTCCTGTTATATCTGAAACATTTTCTTTTAGTCGGTAATCAGATGAGGTTAAATAAACAGTAGAACTTGAACCATCCCAATAAATGCCGCCGACAAGAACCCCACTATCATTTAGAAAGTGAGTATAGTAAGTAAGCCCACTATTGTCTGGTCTAAAAATAATACCGTATCTTGAGCTGCCACCTGTAAACTTTATATACATTTTGGCACTAGTAGAACTCACCGCAGATGTTGTGCCCAAGTAAAGTATGCCAGACCCCGTGCCATCAACCCCTATATAAGCATCATCTGTATAGACATCGTACCAACGAAGCGAATCTGTGCCTAATGTATAAACACTATCTGCATTAGGTGTAACGTGGCCTACAACATCCCCATTAAAAGTAATATTGTCTGAGGCATCGCTACCTAAAGCGACATTGCCATTAATCGTAGCTGATCCCGCAAATACGACTTCACCCGCAGAGGTAATTTGCAGTGCGCCGGTACTACTTGCTGAACCAAGGTAGGCATCGTTAGGAATAACGATATTATTTCCAACAGTCATTAAGCCAGCGCCAGTATAGGTTCCAGATACGTCTACGGCACCATTAATATCTACTGTGGTTGCGTTTATTTCTATTTCACTATCACTTACTAAATCTAAAACACCATCAGCACTTTGATGTAAATAAGTTCCGGAGTCTCCAAATTGTAGCTGTCTCGTACTATTTAAAAGCAGTCCCGTATCCGCTACGTGCGTCAACGAGACATCTTGATCTGCTCCGAAATAGAGTATTGCGGCATCTGAATCAAGAGCCAAGTCATCACCGACAAAGATATCGCCGCTGACTGTAAGATTTCCCGCAGAAGATAACGACATATGCTCCGATGCTGCCCCTGAAGCGGCGGTTTTAAAACTGAGCTTTGTAGCGTTAACGCTCGAACTGAAATCGCCCTCCGAAATAGCGGCGATCTCTGCTGCAACTACAATAGCGTCTGTGCCGTTAGTTTCATCGGGTGCTTGAAACTGAACCTTGCCTAATACATCTGCGGCGGCAACATCAGTATCACCAGATTGAAGCAATATAGTAGCGGGACTTGAGCTTGTAGCTGGATTTTTTACAGTTAATTTAGTAGCTATATTTAAATCTACTAGCGCATCAAAAATTGCAGCGCCTGCTCCCACACCATCGCTATAGACTACTTTTACATCCCCATTAGGGATATCAATAGTTGCCCCACTTCCTTGTTTAATGGTTATAACTTGATCACCAGACGTCGCATTTTCTATGATCCACAGCTTGGAAACAGTATTGGGGAGCAGGGAAACTGTACAAGTAGAATCAAGCGTTCCTGTATATTTAATGTAGAGAGAACGACCCGGATCTGTTGCCCCATCCTCTATAATCGTTGAATGCGTGTCAGCATTAGTTGTTATGGCTTCAGTACCATAACTAAATGCTTCTCCAATTAATTCAAGATTAGTGTTAGTGGTGGCTCCCCACGTAGTTGGTTGATCTCCACTACCTATTTCTTCAAGTCGTAAATCGTTTACATATGTACTAGCCATAATATTTCCTTACGCTGCTATGTCTTCCCAAGTTATTGACTGTGAATCATCAACCTCTGACCAAGTTACTGTTTGCGAATCGTTTACCGCAGACCATGTTATGGATTGAGCGTCATCTACTAACCCCCATACAAGGACTGAAGCCACAGAACCTGTAGCGGATTCTCCAGTTACATAAACGGTAAAATCAAGTTTAGTTGTAACATCCCCAACAGAGCCTGTTCCCGCAACTCCTGTTACGGTTGCAGTGGCACCTCCGGTAGCGGTTACTGATCCAACAGCGCCTGTTCCTGCTACCCCTGTAGCGGAAACACTAACTTCAGTCGAAACAGTTACTGATCCAACAGCGCCTGTTCCTGCTACTCCTGTAACGGTTACATTTGCGCCACCAGTAGCGGTTACGCTGCCTACAGCGCCTGTTCCTGCTACCCCTGTTACAGCAATAGCATGATCCGTAGAAACCGCAACAGACCCTACGGCCCCCGTGCCGACTACTCCCGTAACATTTATATCAGTCGGTTGCCCGTATTTACCGCTACTCCACCCAGATCTACCGTAACCCGCAGCCATTGTCGTTACGCAATCCTTATAATGGCGTTACTGGCATCTGCCGCAGGGAATGCAATAGTAAAGTCGCCAGAACTAGACGCTTTATCTGCCCCAAAATCTAAAACAAGCACTGAAGTATCGCCAGTAGTATCCTCGTTAAAAATTAACGCGCCACGAGCGGTAATAGTGCTAGACGACCACGTAGTATCTGCAAAATCAGTTAGTGCAGTTGTACCACTAGTAGAAGGATCTACACGAGTAAGCGTGTTTCCTTTAGCCGTATAATTAGTACCAGACACTTCATTGCTTGTTGTATAAGCTGTTGTAGACGCAGCTAAACTAGCACTTGATGTGTACAGCGCAATTTTAAACGTATTGCCGCTGCTGTTTAAAAAATTGTGTTTCGCTTCAAGTAGTTCTTTCTTGAAACTTGTACACATTGCCTGAGTTATAGCCATTTATATGCCCTCGAAATAATTCATTAAACCTTCCAAACCTTCTTGGTCCCAAATAGTTTTCGCCGTAGATCGCTCACTTTTTGCAACCTTGTCAAAATAACCTATCAACAACGCCTTAATCACTGCTTTATATGCAAAAGCCTGTTCCCTAACTTGGGGTGGCGCATTTGCAGAAACAGCAACAATACGGTTAACTGCAAGCTCGGCCCATTCTTCAGCGTTCATACCCCTATTTGTTGTCGTAACAACGGTAGGGGTTCCAATGTCCGATTCCACACTTACGCTAAACAACCGCTCTTCTCCCTTGTCCTGCTCTATATGAATCGTTACGGTTCTTATATTCAGCTAATTCTTTCAGCATAAGTAGAGCAGCATCGTACCGTTTTTGGTATTCCGCCAGCATATCTGGCTCACCTTTCATAAATGTATAGGCTTCAAGAATACTTCCGTACAATAATACTGAATCAAAGTTATCGCCCAACCAACTGGTCCCACTAGCCACAGTAGTAATAGACTCTGGATAATAGTAATAATGTAATTCCATTGTGTAATTGGAATCTGGTGTTGGCCCTAGTATTAAAGTCGTATCATCGAAAAGTGCGTAATACTGCGGTAGTCCTTTATTATCTCCCGCCACAGGGTACGCTTCACGTATAAAATTAACGTCTTTGTTTATTAAATAGCTATAGCTACTACTGCTATCTAATACCGCTAATGAAAAGGTATCTAGCCAATCGGTAGGCAGTGTTAAATATTGGTTACTCGTTGTTAAAGGGCCGGTTACATTTTTACGTAAATTAGCTATTTGAACTGTATTAAAAACACGTTGTTCAGCTTGTGTAATAAATACATTGATATCAGTCGTTGTAAATTCATTCTCTACATAAGACTGAATGGCTGTTTTTAAACTCGCGTAGTTCATAATATTTAATCTGAATTTCTACTAAACCCAGTACCTTTGGTTGCTGCACCTTTGCCCTTCATCTGTTGCGTTTGGGTATTCGGTATCTTATTTGGATACCCGTCCATTTTAGGTACAGGCACAGGTTTAGGTTGGTTTGTGTTTGCTTTATGTTTTTTCATTTATAACTCCTACGAGGTAGTGACCGTAACCGATCCTACTTCTCCTGTTGCTTTTAAATCATTGGGTGTTACCCCATCACTATCATTAAACCCCACTGGTCCCCAACCCCATTGGAACACCCTACTACCAACACTATTTGCAGTTTGCTCGTAAGAGTTATCAGGTCTTGGATTTCTAATTGCTTGCGGATCATTAACTGGGTACAAGCCCACAAAATTTTGTGGTTGATCTGATTCCCAACAAGTGGAGCACACTAGAATATTAGTCTTATGCGCTCTAATATAAATTTCTTTAAGGCGGTTTAATTTATATTGAAACCCGCAACGATCACAATCTGCGATTGCGTGTTTAGCTGATGCGAATTTCTGAGCCATATCAGTTTACGTAATATATCTGTGGGGTAATTAGTAAAGAAGCTTTATCCCTGTCTTCATCAGAAGCAAGTAGCCAAGCTTCGTCATACATTTGTTTGAGGACAGGTACGCGTTGTTCTGACCCCGGTATTTTTATTGCTAGATGATAAGCAAGACCTGCTACCATTGCCGGAAGAAACCTAAACGGGACATCCATTGTATTAAACCCACTTCCTGCATCTAGTATCCTAGCTAGTCGCCAATACACTAGCGTATAAGTAGCCGCACTATCCGGCACAGGCCACAAAGTAACTGTAGGGTTTTGCACCCCACTTGCTTCAGTAGCTCCACTTTTACGATCTATGTATATCTGGGTAGGTCTACCCGTTGTGGTTTTATTAGGAATTGCTGCGTAATTGGACACCGTTATCCTAGATAGGGCTAGGTCAGATTGCGTAGTACCTGACCCAGTACGTATAACGTGTTCTAGTAAGTCAACTGTATCAACAGCAAGGTTATAGGTAGCTGTACCCGCCGTTATTGCCTGTGTGCCTTCTTCGACTGTCCACAGATTAATGCCACGGTTAGCCCATTCCGCAAACAACAAATTTAACGAACGTCTAGCTGTTTTTAAATCATAACCTGATCGTAGTTCAGATCCTGCTCGTTCAAATGCCTCCTCTACAATCTCATTTAAGTCGAGATTGAAAGATGCTGCTGATGATGTAGTCATACATATTACCTATTAGTTCCTCTGGTTTTGCCTTTACGCGCAACACCATCAATAGATTTCTTCCGCATCCCGGTCTTTTTGACCATACCGCCTTTCTTCATACCGGTCTTTTTGACCATTCCACCGCCACGCATACCTTTCTTCATTCCAGTTTTCTTAACCATTATCTAACTCCTACGCATGAAACGCGGTCATGTTTGTAAAAGTAGCAACCGTATATTGGATATATACACCGCTACTAAATACCACCCCTTCGTCGGGCACAGTAACATCCCTCGATACTGTAGCCGAAGCAACCGTACCAAGTTTCATTAATGCTGTACCTGCTGGAGAAGTATTAGCAAAACTAACAGTTCCTGCGGTTGCTGAATTAACGGTGAACACGCCTTTAAGTCGTGACCGCCCCGCAAAAATAACATCCCCAGCAGAAGCATTTACTCCTGCGGAAACATTACCCGCTGGATCACCAACTGCGGAAATACCAGATACTGTTTTAAAGTATTTAGCTCCTGTAGCTGTCCCTGCATTTGCCCCTGTAATGGACTCGGTTTGGGCATCCCCATTTACATCGGTCCCAGTTACAGTAAACGATATAGCAGAATCATCTCCAGCAGAAAGGATAGTAACTACTCTTCCCGCGTCAAAAGCGCAAGCACCGCCAGAAGCTAATGCGCCACCTATTACAAGTGCTGCATTATTCCCAACGGCGGCTGCGACTGATATTCCGTCCGCATCTAAGGCTTGTGTGTCAGCAGTAATAAATACCGCCTGTACGTCTGATACTGCCATAACAGCCCCCCTTATGCGTCAGCAAATGGAGTAACTACCGTGCCAGAAGCAAGCACTGTCCCACTAACAACGTATTTTGCACTAGCTGCCGCGTGACAAGTAACCACTGA